AAATTAGTTTAGTTAATAAAGGATTTCTTGAATTAAAAGATAAAAAATATATAATGACAAGTCAATCAAAAGCAATATGTGCTAGACTTGATAGTTACTTTATAAAAGCAAAGAAAAAAACTGATATTCAATTGATGGGTAAAAATTTTGCTGAAAGGATAAGCAACTATAGAGAAGTATTTCCAGCTAAAAAATTACCAAGTGGTAAACCAGCAAGAAATAACATTAAAGCTTTAGGAGAGGCCTTTAGATGGTTTTTTGAAACTTATGATTATACATGGGATCAGGTACATCAAGCTACTAGAATGTATGTTAATGAATATAGAGATGCAGATTATATGTATATGCAAACTAGTCAGTACTTTATATGTAAGCAAGATAAGCACAGGGTAAAGCACTCTACATTAGCTGATTACTGTGATATGATAATAGATGGTGTAAGTACAGAAGATGAACATTTTAAAGAAAACGTAGTATGAGTAAACCAACACCAGCATGGGTGGGCCAATATACAGCCTTCAATGATGCACTGAAATATATGTATGCCAGATCTACTGGTGAAGAGAAGTCAATATATACTCCTTGGCCTAAATTTAATGATGCAGCTACTGATGGTTTAGAGTGGAATACACTTACTGTCATTGGTGGTAGACCTGGTTCAGGTAAGACTTTAATAAAAGATCAAATTATAAGAGAGTCTTTTGCATTAAATCCTCATGATAAGTTTAGAGTATTAGAATTTCAATTTGAAATGGTTGGTAGAACTTCTGCAATTAGAGAGTTTAGTTCTATTACAGGTAAAACATATAAAGAATTATGTAGTGCGGGTAGTATACTAACTACAGATACTTTAAATAAATGTCATCAGTATGCAAAAGAAAGAGTTAAAAATCCAGTAGATATAATAAGTACACCAATGACTGTTAATCAGATGCGTGATCAAATAGATAAGTATATGAATTTACATAAAGGTGTAAAGACTATGATAACTCTTGATCATACTATGTTAGTAAAAAGAGCTCCTTATCAAAATAATACATTAGATATGTTATTTGAATTAGGTGAGTTCTTTACACAATGTAAAAGAGATTACCCTGTATTGTTTATTGCTTTATCACAATTAAACAGAAACATAGATAGTCCTGACAGAGCTATTGATGGTAAATATGGTAATTATATACTTGAGTCAGATATTTTTGGTTCAGATGCTATGCTGCAACATGCCGATATGTTAATTGGTATTAATAGACCGGCTAAACAAAAGATTAGGTTCTATGGTCCAGATAGATATATCATTGAAAATGATAGAACACTTGTATTGCATTTTCTTAAAGCAAGAAATGGTGATGCAAGAATGAGTTTCTTTAAAGCTAAGTTTGAACAAATGAAAATAGAAGAAATGCAAACACCTGGACAACAGGATAGAAGGTAACATTAATGAATTTATAACTAAATAACAATAATATGGGATTAACACCCTCAGAACGCAAAATTAAAGTTGCAAAGTTAAAAGAACAGCATGAAGATTACTTTCAAACAGAAGGTAAGATAAATGCATTATATATTCCTAAGATGGCATACAGACCATCTGGTAAAGATGAACTATACATAAGTTTCTTTCCAAGTGAACTTGAAAAAGAAATAGATGTATATACAGAATTTGTAAGTATTGATTATGATTCTGAAGATCCAAAGAGGACTCTATATTTACTTAAATATAATCCACACTGGAAATCTGAATACGAATTAATCACAAGTAATTCTGGATTTCAAAGACATATGGTCCCTGTAAATGAATTAAAGGTTATTAATGATATAACTTCTAGAGGAAAATCTATTATAGAAGAACCTAAATTTGTAGCAGATATAGGTAAAACGTTATTTGATTTGCCGAATCCTGATGAAGGATCAACCACTGTTCTTGTAGATAAGCTTGAAGAGATCAATCAAACATTAATCACACTAACCAAAGTAATCAATAAATTTAATAAATAAATCATGGCAAACAGCGTATTAGTTATTGCTGATTCAGGTACAGGAAAGTCTACTTCAATCAGAACATTAAACCCAAAAGAGACTTTTATTATAAATATAGCCAACAAACCTTTACCGTTTAAAGGTTGGAAGGGCATGTACAGTCAGATATCTAAGGATAATCCAAAAGGAAACTTGACATCTACAGCTACTGCACCTGGTATCATTAAAGCAATGAGGCATGTAAATGACAAAATGGATCATATAAAAAACATTGTAATTGATGACTGGCAATATATGAGTTCTTTTGAATATTTTGATAGAGCCAATGAAAAAGGTTATGATAAATTTACTCAGATTGCAGCTAACTTAGCTCAAGTTGCTAAGTTACCTAAAGATCTAAGAGATGATTTAAATATATTTTTCTTGACTCACTCAGAAGATTCCACTGATATAAATGGTAATAGAAAGATTAAAGCAAAAACAATAGGTAAGATGATTGATAACACTCTTACTCTAGAAGGTTTATTTTCTATAGTTCTTTTTGGTAAAGTAAATAAAGATGATGATGGTGTACTTCAATACGGTTTTGAAACTCAAAACTCAGGAGAAAACACATGTAAATCACCAATGGGTATGTTTGAAGATTTATTTATTCCTAATGATCTTCAATTTGTAAAAGATTGTATTGATAAGTACAATAAATAATTAATTAATTAATAAACTAAATTATGTTAAACACTAAAGACATGTCTGCTGGAACAGGCAAAGCTAAACCAGTAATTGGAACAGGCAATCAAAAAATTAAGATCAATTCTATTACATTTGATCAAACTCCATATGATATGGATGCATACAACATTACACTTCATGTAGAAAGTGAGCCTATGGGTGGTGATTTTAATGGCTTTTTAAAAGATGTTAATAATCCAAGTGGACCACGCTTTGAAGGTCAAGTTGGTAGAGTAAGGTTCTCTCCTTATCCATTTAAAGATACTACATTACCTAATGGCAATGAGATTATTCGTGATAATGAAGTATTAAAAGCAATGATATTTTTATCAGAAACTGTTAATAAAAGAGAAGAACTAGATTCTATTGAAGCTTCTACTATAGAAGAGTTTATGAGTAAAGCTTCAGGTATTTGTTCTAATACAGGATATATAAACGCATGTCTTGGAGCAAGAGAATGGGAAAATAGAGAAGGTTATGTAAATAATGATTTATTTTTACCTAAAAGGACTAGAATGGGTATTCCTTTAGAAGCTCTTGATGTAGAGGATTCTAAACTTACAGTTTTTGATAAAACTGATAGCAATCATTTTAGGCCTTTTATTAAAAAAGAACCTGCTGTTGTTAATAGTTTTGAACCAAGTTCTACTTCAGGATCTGATTTTGAACTGTAATATTATAAATTAATTTAAGTGGGTTCAATTAATTTTGAGCCCACTTTTTTAATACATTAATTTTATGTTTAATACTAAAAATTTTATAGATAAATGGGAAAATGTACCCAGTACTTGGGTTTTTGAACATTACCTAAATTTACCTGAACTACTGATTGGTCAAGATATAAAAATCAAATCAGTATTTAATCCTATGGAAAAGACACCAAGTTTTTGCATATATGTAGATAAATCTATAATGCAGTATAAATTTAAAGACTTTTCAACAGGTAAGGGTGGTAGTAAGATTGACTTAATAAAGTTTTTGTTTAACTTAGATGTTAATAATGCTATAACAAAACTGACATCAGATTATAATAAATATAATAGGTCATCACAAGTTATAAATAAAAAAGTTAAATCTATAAATAGATGGAAAGTTGACTTTATAAAAAAAAGACAATGGACTAAGCTTGATAAAGACTTCTGGTTAAGCTTTAGAATAGGGAAGACATTATTAACTGAATATAACGTCAATCCAATTGAATATTATAATTTAATTAAAGATGGGTCAGACAAAATAGAATCACTTACAATAAACCCTAAGTGTGGCTATGGTTACTTTGATAAAGATAATGATGTATACAAGATATATCAACCCTTTAACAGAAAGTA